ATGCGCAGGATTGGCGAGCAATTGACCGCGCAACCAGTAAGCCAACTAGCTGCTGCTGCTGGTGCAGGTGCTGGCATGGGTACGACTAGAGAGATAGGCGCTCCTGTTCCGGTACAATTAGCCGCAGGTTTGGCTGGTGGCGCAGTTGGCGGAATAGCAACGATGCCAAAAGCACAAATCACGCCGACGATGAAAGGTTCTGTTGCTCAGGAATCAAGACAAGAAGGTTATGTAATTCCACCAAGCCAAACAAAGCCGGGTATGGTTAGCGGAACATTAGAGGGAGTTTCCGGTAAAGCGCAAACATGGCTTCACGCTGCTGCCAAAAATCAAGATACGACACAACGTTTAGCCGCTAAATCAGTAGGATTGAAACCAGAGGATTTATCCCCTGCGAATCTGGCTTCTATCAGGAGCGATGCGGGTCAGGTCTATGCAGAACTAGCCAAGCAACAACCATTTAAGCCAGATGCTCAATTTCAATCAGATTTGCTTCAATTGTCTCGACGTAACAGAATGCTTGAGGCGAATTTCCCAACATTGGTAAAGTCAGAAGTCGATGCGCTTGTAAAATCCATGCAAGGTGGTCGCCCGATAAATTCGGAGGCTGCCGTGGAAGCGATCAAGCAATTCCGGGCAGATGCAACGAAGAATTTATCATCGATGGAAAATAAACCAGCAATGGAAGCACTTGGGAAAGCACAAAAAGCCGCTGCCGATGCGCTGGAAAATCTGATAGACAGAAACTTGAGAGCACAAGGGAAACCTGATTTAGTAACAGATTTCCGAAATGCCCGTCAAACTATCGCTAAGACATATTCACTCGAAGAAGCCATCAATCCCGCAACCGGATCAATCGACGCCAACAAAATTTCCAAAGCATGGCGCAGCGGTGATAGATTGAGTGGTGAATTGCTGAAAATTGCCAAATTCGGCGCGGCTTTTCCGGAAGCGGCGAAAAATGTTACTACACGAAGCGTGTTGCCTGTCAGTCCGCTTGATTTATATGCTGGTGCTGGTTTGGGTGGTGTGGGTATCGCATCAGGCAATCCTTTGTTGGCAGCAACGGCATTAGCACGGCCAGCGATCAGATCGGCTATTTTGAGCAAGCCTTATCAGCAATATCTAGCCGCAACGCCGGGAACAGGCCCAAGACTTGCTGATTTGCTTTCTCCCTATACCGGCGCTGGATTGTCGACTATTGCGAACACGAAATAATGTCCAATCCACTCGATTCGCCACCACGCAGCGTTAAAGAATTTACCTCCGTAAAATGGCAAGAATGGTTCTATTTGTTGTGGGCTAAGAGAAAAAACAAGCGTATTGAAACAAATGGCAATCCGGCTAAGGGTACTTCTGCTCCGGTAGAAACATACCTGAATAACACAGTAGGGCTTAAATTTGCGGTCGGTGATTCCGTATATTTCAATTTGGCCTTGCCTGATGATTGGGTTCCGAATACGGATTTAACATTTGAGGCTCATTTCTATTCATCAAACACAACCGCTGCAAGATATGTTCGAGGTTCCTTGGATTGGCAAGCGTGCGCATTGGGCGAAGCGATAACTGCACCGGGTTCGTCAGGAACGCTAGATACTGGCGATATATTAATGGGAACAACTGCCAATCAATTAGGAGCTGTTGCTTTTCCGGTAATTCCGGGTACAAGTTTGTCTTTCGATGACCATATTTTTCTTAAATTGACCAGAACAGCTGCAACTGGAACTGCACCAGCTTCACCAGCGGATAATCCGGTATTAATGCACTTTGAAATCGAGTATACGGCTTATGTAATCAGGGCAAGATAATAATGAAAGGGGAGAAAATGCACGAACAAGAGCCGTATAGTATTGCCAGTTTAATAACTTGGTCATGGGTGATATTTCTTTCTGTTCTTGGTGGATGCGTTAATTATTATCATCGCGTAGATACTCACAAAATCAGGCATACAATGTTCCGGTTCATTGGAGAACTTCTTACCAGCGCATTTGTCGGGATCATCACTTTTGAATTATGCGATTATGCGCAATTTTCATGGCAACTTACAGCATCATTCGTAGCAATCTCAGGTCACATGGGGACAAGATTGATATTCAAACTTGAAACCATTTTTGTTGACGCTCTAAAGGCGTTTTTTAAATAGGAGAAGTGAAATGGCAACAGCTAAAGAGCAATTGAAGAAACCCAAGAAACCGATGAAGATGCCTGGCAATGGCAAGAAAAAAGGCTGCTGACAATGAAACTCCGTCTTGATCGTGCTTTCCTTACTGACAAATCAACCATAGGTAGATTATTCGTGGATGATGTTTTCCAGTGCTTTACGCTGGAAGATGCGCAGCGCGAAGTCGAAGGAAAGCCGGTCAAAGACTGGAAAATTCACGGTGAAACAGCCATTCCAAAAGGCACCTACCAAATCATCATTGATTATTCTCAACGATTCAAGAAAGACCTTCCGCGCTTGCTTGATGTACCCGGCTTTGAAGGTGTGCGCATACATTCAGGAAATGGGCCAGCAGATACCGAAGGTTGTATTTTGGTAGGTACGAATTACGTCAAGGATCGTGTGAACAATTCGCGCACGGCGTTCATGCCGTTGATGACATTGCTTGAACAGGCATATGATATTTCAGAACCGATCACAATTGAGGTTTCATGATGAAAAAGAAACGTCACTCAAAAACAATGTGGTGGGGTCACACCCAATTCATGGCTGGCGCTTTCGTTGCTGGTGCCGGTTATTTTACACCGGCTAATTTCCCTAATTTCCCAGCTTGGGCTTACGGTTTGGCCGTGATGGGTGCGGGTGTATTGACTTACTGGCTACGGTCTAAAACATCGTTGCCATTAGAGAAAAAATGAAACGTGTTATCGTTCCATTACATCAAGAAACCCCAACTTCTACCATTTGTGTAGATTGCATCTGGCACGGTGATGGCATGGTAATTGGCCCGCCGCCGATGTGGGCGCATATCTGCCGGTCTGATGGCGATTGCATGCCGGGCGATGATGTGAAGGAATGTCCGGACTTTTTGGAGGATTGCTGATGCCTAATATCCTGATGTTTAAATTTCTTGGCGGACTGGCGATAGCAGCCATTCTTTCAAGCCTATATTTCTATATACACCATGATGGTTATATCGAAGGGAAAGCCGAAATACAGGTGGTTGTAGACGATCTAAAAGCCAAAATCAACGCCGCCGATACGCAATCAAAACTGACCATAGCAAATCAGGAGAAAATTAATCATGATCTCAAAATTGAAAGTGATAAGCGCGTTTCTGATATTAAGCGTTACTATAGCCGGATGCTGCACACCGGAAGTCAGGCTAGTGCCAGCACCGCTTCCAGCGACAACCAAGGAAATGCGCCAGCCACCACAAAACAAACCATTACTGGATGCCCTGCGGAAGTTGAACAGCGATGTGCGTTAGACGCAAATTCTATTGATGTATGGTTGGAATGGGCGGATCGGCATGGGATTCCGATTGGAAATTAGCAACGAAATCCGTAGCCAGTTAAATGCGCTGATTGATTGGGAGGATGGGCGATAAAGAACGGTTATGGATATAGCTTTTGTATCCGCACAAATTCCTCGTTTTCACGTTTTTTCAGTTCGGCTCTATCGGCATCAAAGCAATTTTGCATTAATGCTCTAAATTCCTTTACGGTAAGTTCGCCGATCTTCTTCTTTTCAAACCTGGCTCGCGCCATGAGTGCTTTATTAACTATCATTTTTCACCTTTCGCAGAGCCTAACCCTGCATTAAAACGCATTGTGATGGCGGCAAGATTCGAACTTGCGAGGTGTGTAGATGTCGTGGCATTTCTGCCAAAACTGGCCGCACCTTGGTATATAGGGCTATTCACTCCCATCCATGCCTTAAACCTCTCAGCCACACCATCACAATGCGCTCTAATCTCGCACAAGAGGCACATCTTTCCACTCATTCCCATGCAAAATATAAAAATTGCCGTCTTTCACTGACGTTACTTTCTGGTCGCCATTACGATACTGCAATTTTTGGTACAGTCTATCCCCTACGCAAATACTCCCTGCCGGCGGTGGCCCGTCTTTTAGATCATAGTAAACCCAGCGCATTTCTATCATTTATTTCTCACTGCCCACTTTCTACCCTCGGCATAGCCTTGCGCAATCCAGCAAGGATTCTCGACATGCCAATGCGTCTTTTCCATAACCGATTATCGACCATCACCCGATAGCAATCACGCCTATCCGTTCTATATAGTTCCACCACGTGCGTTTCATGGCCGAAGTCAAATTCTTCGATGGTAAAGCGCTTGCGTAGCTCAGGCAGCTCTCTAGGATAATCCGGGGCAGGGCGTGCCATTCTGGCGGCATCCTTCCCGGTCTGCATCCTGGCTAGAGTTTCCTTGCTGCGCTTGGTTTTTCGGTATGTCATTTTCTCATCACTACCTTGCAAGGTACGGATATTACTTGTTCGACACCTTTTTCCATGCGCTACATGACGCGCAAGAAGCTTTTGTTTTTAGACCTCCGTAACAACATTGGCCAAGCGGATTTTTCGCGAGTATTGCCAAGCACTTTTTGCAAGTCACAGCCTCGGCTCTATTTGTCCAGAGTGCGCGGGTCAAATCTATCGACCGTGGTTGTTCAAAACATAGGGCCGATACTCCGCCCTGTGGGTTTACTTTGTCTGCCATGTGGTACGTTTTCATAGTCTCTCCGCTCCCGGTGTCGAACCAGTCATTCAAGCGGGAATGCGCGAAGCGCATCCCCTTAATTCAGTCGTTAGGGGTCAGCACGAAACATGCGATGTGCCGCCCCGTTCCCTTCCCTGCGGATCCGTCTTCCGTAGCGCACCACTTCACGTCGCCAAGGTTGCGAATGTTCTGCGCCCCAATCGCGGCCATCATCATCAGCACCCACTTGTCCACCGGGTACACCACAACCGACAGCTTTCCTTTCCGCTGTTCCAAGATGGCCTTGCGCATCCATGCAGTCGGCCCTTTCTTCTTACCCTGGTGCACGATGGATCCGAAAGGCGGGTTCACATAGTTCCGCTGCCCCCACTCGCACGTCAGCCCGTCGAAGTCGTCCGGTTTCGGGTAAGGGCATGGGTCAAAGTCAAAATTGAATTCCGCGTTCAGTTCCGCATAAAGATCGGGTGGCGTAAGCCAGTAGTGCTTACCGTCGTCCCCGTTGCCGGCGTGAAACTTGTTGTCGTGCGGGTGCATCCGCGTGGAACCCACCCCTAACACGGCGGTCAAGGCCGACCCGCCGCAAGCGGCTTCGTTTTCGTTCTGTTCTGTGTCTAGCATTCGTTTCCCTTGTTCGGCTCGTTGGCGGCGGGCGGCTTACCTTGGACGTTGGGCCTCATGCCGTCCGCGCAATCTCGTAGGCTTGCTCAGCTTTGCACTCCGAGACGAATCCAGCCGCAATTAGCACCTTCACCGTGCGCTGCAACCGTTCGCATTCGCGTGTCAGTTCGCCGTAGCTGTCGGGCGTCGTGTAAAGCCAATGCTCCGGGCGTCCGGTTGTTTTCAGTTCGCCGCGTTCCTTGTTGTCGTCTCGCATGTTCGGTTCTCCTGTGCCTCTGTCGTGGGTAGAGGCCCAACCCATCATTCCACCGGCCTGCGCAAAAAGCCGCGATCTGGCTCTTTCGCGCGATCAACCGCCTTTGCAAGCCAGTGCCCAACAAATCATTCCAGCGGACGGGCGAAAAGCCACCCGCCCCTGAATTCAAGCGTTGTGCGTCATCAAATCGTCATTGGTTCGTGAAGCTGCTGCCAAGTTACTTTCCTCGCATCGTCCAGTTCGTCGCAAGACTTCTTTGCCGCATCCAGGGTGGCTTTTATCAGCGGTTCCACCAAGATAGAAATGCAGGCAATCTCAATATCCAGCGTGCCAAAAACAGCGAGTATGGCTGCCTTGTATGTGCTGCCAAAAGTAGAGCCGTGCTGCCGATTAAACTTCCAAATCCTTCCGGTCATTCGGTGCTGTTTGCCGTACCCTTTACTCAACACCACGTCACGGCCAACACCGCAGGTTCGCTCGTTCCAGCGTGGCCCATATCGACGCAATTCTTCGCGCTTGCTGCCATCTGCAAACGCTTCGTAGTATTCAGTTTTCAATGGTATAAAAAGCGGTTTCATTCTTTCTCCGTATTCAAAGTCGCCGCACAACCCGTCAATCGAGCGGGACTTGCTGCGCAAGCCCCTCATTTTTTGCGTTCGGCGTCACTGCGCCAAGGAGCGTCAGCGACAGCAGAATCACTTCCGTCGTGCCGTTGTTCGCCTCATCCATGAATTCGGTAATCTTCTTCTTGAGTTCTCGGTATTGCTCCGGGTTCGATAAATCGGCACTCGACGTAATCGTTCCGTCTGAGTAAGAAAGCACGCCGGGCTTATCGCCCTGGCGCATCGCGCAAAAGTGGTAGAGCTTCATGTTTACCGCCTCCATTTATTCGTGGTCCGTGCCGTCGAACATGGCGGTCAACCGGACCTGCCGCAATCGGCGTTTGTGGTGTCGGAACCGGCGTCTGGTTGCGGCAGGCCGGTTACCTTCACGTTGGGCGGCTGGTGCTTTGCTTCCCATTCCGCCTGATACGCTTTCTTCACCGCCGAGAGTTCGGCGTTCAGCCGTTGCATCTCTCGGCCGATGCGCCGGTACTCCTGAAACGCTCTCGGCTCCCTTGCCACTCGGTATTGCGCGAAGCGCTTGTTGGCTTTCCACATCATGTTCTTGTGCTGGCTCCTATTCGCAATGCCTAGAACGCGCTTCAGCAGCCGCTGCTTTCTGCTCAGTCGCTGCACGATGTACGCCAGTTCTTCCCGCGTCAGAGGTGAGTCCTCTTCCGCCGCGCCACGCTGCGATACCACGCCGGCCGAAAGCCGGTTGATGGGCGAGCGAATGAAAATTGCGTGCAGGTCCATCGTCAGCCGCCCAACCCTACGGTGCAGGGGAACTTGCGCATGAATCCGCGCAAGTTCCCCTGACCTCCAAGTTAGGGGCTATCATTCTCCGATCACCACACATGCTACTCCCCCGCGAGATACAATTCTCCACGGGTCTGCTTTCCCCGTAGCCGTGTCGTACACGTTCGCAAACATCAGTTCTCGCCCATAGGCTCCCAGCCTCACACGGCAGTCGCCTCCGCGCTTCGCTTTCAATTCCTCAAGTCTTGCAATCATCTGGTCTATCGTTTGGCACTCCATAGTTTCACCCCTAACTTTCCGTTCGAGCGGAGCGCCCGAAGCGTGGTTTTCCAATCAAAAATTTATACGCGCCCGCTCAACTACACGTTAATCACGCCGCCTTAGCCTGAAACTCATCACTAATCCACCCGGCAGCGGTCTGTTCACTCACGCCGTATGCCACCGCTATCGTAGCAACAATCTCTGCGCGGGTAGGGCGCTTTGGTTTGTCCTGCTGTACTGCTGGGGATGTGTGCAGGACGGCGGGGCGGGGTTGGTATTCGGTCACGATGTAATCCAATTAGAACGGTATATCGTCAGCGAAATCGTCAAACGGATTCGGATTATCGTTGTTTTTCATTTGATGATCTTTCTTGTCACCCTGTTCGGGTTTGTCTGCTTTCCCTCCAAGCATCTGCATTTCGTTGGCGATGATTTCGGTGGTATAGCGCTCTTTGCCTTCCTTGTCCTGCCATTTGCGGGTTTCCAGACGGCCTTCGACATAGACCATGCCGCCCTTTTTCAGGTATTCACCGGCAATCTCGGCCAACTTGCGGTAGAAGGTCACGCGATGCCACTCGGTCTTTTCCTGCTTCTCGCCGTTCTTGTCCTTCCAGGTTTCACTGGTCGCCAAGGTCACGTTCGTCACTGCTTCGCCATTTGGCATGTAGCGCGTTTCCGGGTCTTTGCCCAAGCGCCCGACCAGAATCACTTTGTTTACAGATGCCATGTTTAAGCCGCCTTTCTGTGAATGTTCATCAATGTTTCGTTTACCAGTTCAAGGAATTTTGCTCTGCGTTCAGCCAGCCTTTCCAGTTCGTCCTTGCATTGCTCACGATATAGCCTGTGCGTGATAAGCTGTTTTTCTGCCGGGAAGTCAGAACAGTAGCTTACGAAATCCACCCATTCTCTTCCGGTGCAATCCAGGTGTCCGATCAACTGCCAGCGGTAGGATGGGTCGAAACTTCCACGCAGCAGCGTTGCATAATGCGTTTTGGCGATGACTGACTTAATTTCTATTACCCCATTTTTACCTACTAATCCATCGGGAGAATCGCCATAATCACCCCAATCGAAAAAGCCACCATTGCTCACATCTATGAAGTTTTCTTCCTCGTACAGCATGCGGGCGATAGGTTCTTGTTCGTGTCCACGTTCGGTATGCTCGTTGCTGAAGCCAAACTCTGCATTGTTTCCGGTGCTTAACTCCAATGCAATCTGTAGCGCATATGCCTTAGCAGGGTCTCCAAAAGCCTTCCCATCGTTCGCCATGAAGCATCCAAAGTTTGATGCAGTAGCCTTGCCGACACGTAAGGCAAGCCATTCATCTGTATTCTGTTGCACATCATGGAATAACATTACTGCCCCGCACACTCGTTGATGATCTGATTTTGATGTTCTTCGCTCATGCCGAAGCGATTAAGCACCGCAACCAAATTTCCGTCACGTTTATATGCGGCCTTGGCGTTTTCCCACAGCTTTCCGCTTTCTGGCGTGAGGAATTTCTTTTCTGGCTTGTGTGGGCTGATGCGCAACCCTTCTACAGTTTCCTTGCCGAACCTGACATTGTGGTCAACGTAAATCATGACACGAACGTCTTTCCAATCATCTATAAATGCCGAATTTGTCAGGCCGCGCATTGTCTTGCTGTTTGATGCGTTCAGGATCATCGGTTTTAGCGGTTCGCCTGGGCGGATTTCCTTTTCTGCGAAATGCGCGGTATTGAATAAGTCTTTTGTTTTCTTGGTTCGGTCAGCCTCAAGCGTCACGCATCTGATTGTCAGCACCGTTGATTCGACAATATCCGCGCTGCTGAGGTAAGGCGAATCAAATGCCTTGCGGTAATGCGTTTTATCTTTATTTTCCATTTTCAAACCCTCCAAAACAATCCAAATTTAAGCCGCGCCCAGTCCTTCATGCGCTGGATGAACGTGGGCCGTGTGAATAACCTTCGCTTGTGCTTGATGGTCTGGTACATGCTGGCGCTCCTGAATGTAGCTGATATAGCCTTTACCTTTCGGCTCCGTTACCAAATTGCCTCCAATCGTCCAGGCGATCAGGCAGGCGGCTGAATATGCGCAGTTAGGATGATGTAGATCATGGCTCGCCAATTCTCTCAAGTACGGCTCGCGCCTCATCCATAATGTCTGATCCAATAAACCAAAGCCGCTTTCCGCTATTGTCTGTTGCGCCAAATCTTTTTCCGCTTTCATCCTGCCATTCCTGCGATGCAAGCGAGCAAATCAAATCAAGCGCGTCTCTCATATCACGAAGATCGTCTTTCAATTTATTATTCACGATTTCCCCCCAAATCCAACCGGCTGAAAATGTACCTCTTCCTTCAATCCGCCATTGCCATCCGGTACGGAATAGATCACCACGCGCTGGCCTTGGTCGGATGGGGCGGGGCAGGTTGGTTGCTTGCCGCCGATCCGGTCAGCGTTGGTGGTTACTAGCGCAATCAAGGCCAGCAGTAACGCGCCAATTGCCAGCGCGAGATAAAAACACATGTCGCGTTCGCGTTGTGAGTAGGGTTTGTGGCTCATGCTGCTTTACGATCTTCTGCCACCAGCAGCGCTTTCACGTGCATCAAAGCAGTAATTGCTTCATCCACATGACGCATGCTCACATTCGGCCAGTTAAGCGCTTCCGCAACAGATGAATTTGCGCTTATCAAAAAGGTGGTGATTTCGTTATTTGACTCATTACTATTCGCCATCATTTACCTCGCACACAGCAAACGCCGTTAATTGAGATTCAAGAAACTCTGCGCCCTTGCCCTCTAAGTGGGCCAATATGGCCAACTGAGCAAACTGATACGGATCGGCCAGGTGATCTAAAATCGCCTTTTCAATTTCATCGGTGTCTTTTCTGGCTTTCCAGTATTTGACTGTTGTGCGCACCATGTCATCAAACACCTCTTGTGCGTCGATACGCTGTTCGTGGTGTGCTGCGCAAGCGCTTGCCATATTCATAGCTTCCTCCTGTGTTTGGTGTCTTGCTCTCAGGCTGTCAACGGGCCTTCGGCTCCCATTTGCGGCTGTTACGGTAATCAGCTACCGCCCGGCCTACCGGGTTCTTTTGCCGTGTCGTGGGGCATTCTTACCCCCGTTGTCACGGCTTGCGGCTTATTTCTCAGCAAACGCGATCACGTCAGCCGGAACGCTGCGCTTAGATTGGTTAGTCACCTGAAGCTGCACTTTAACCGTGCGCAAAATCTCACGCGCCTGAGCGGCGACTGCATCCCCTTGGCCGGGCTGCACCGTGCCGTCCTTGATGGCTTGCAACGTCTCCCACAGGGCCATTTTCAGGTTCGTGGCGTTCAGGTCTTTGTTCGTCGTGGCGGTCATAGCAATCTCCTGCGCGTCTGCGCTTTGTTTAATGTTCCGTTGGTGCGGTAAATCTCGTAGCGTGTCGAGTGCTCGCAAATCTCCCGCTCGATGTCCTGCAACAACAGTGCAGCTTCGGCAAACTCGCCGAATTTCTTGCGTGCCAAGTAGCGCTTGTCGTAGTCGCACTTCCACACCTTGTATTCTGGCCGCCGGCAGTATTCAACGTGCTGCGGCATCTTTGCCTTACGCTCTGCTGCGGCCTTCACCGGGTCATAGGTGCGCTTGAAGTATTCGCGCTTCATGGCCCTGATTTCGTCCGCCTTCTCTACTCGTCTCCGTGCGTCGTACAACCGCTTAGCTTCCTTGCGTTCTGCCTCTGTCGGCTGGTTCACCATCCGTCTCGCCAAGCCAGCGCATTTGCGTCCGCAGTACAATGGTGCGCCGATATTCCGAGCTCTATTAATGCGCTCGTTTTTTGCCTCAAACTCTGTGTTGCAATGCTTGCAAGTGACTATCGTTGTAGCCATATAACTCCTCATGCTGACCGCTTGTTCTTCACCGCGCCCTGTGCCTTCGTGGCACTCCTAGAATCCATTTCTGGAAACCGTGGGATGCGTTTGCTCGCATCACGTCTAAGACTTACGCTTGCGCTGCTTTCCGGGGTTGTTTCGTTACTGCATGAGACAAACTATAGCAAACAATGTTTGCACTTGTCAACATGAATATGCAATTATCTTTACTGCGAACATAAATAAAAATACTTGACCGGGCAATAATAGTTTGCTAGCATTTACAACATGAAAAATCCAGCAAATACATTAATCAAGTTTCTTGGCTCTCGCGGTGCAGTAGCCAAGCATTTCAACAAAACACGGGAAGCTGTGCGAATTTGGACGATTCGCGGTATTCCGCCGGATCATGCGCTAGATGTCGAAGAATTGACAGACGGCGCAATCAATATCCGCGAAATACTTGTGTTTTCTAGAAAGAAAAAGCTCGCACGTAGAAAGAATATAGAAAATCTATAGGCCAGATCGCGGCCTATTTTTTGCTTGGTGTGTCGCAAGATTGGTACACATTGGGGGAAGCAGCATGGATATAATCAATAACTTCTTCGCTGCGCTGGTTCTATTGGGCGTGATCTGGTGTATTTGGCAGGGGATGAAATGAGAAACGCAATGGCAGAAACCTCATTGGATGCTTTTCACTCTTTCGCGCCTATCGAGCTACAGCGCAAGGAAAAGGAATTGCTTGGCGTGTTCATCCTTAATCCTAGTGCTGTACTTACACGCGAACGGCTTGCTGCTGTTCTCGGATGGAAAGAGGCAAGTGTCTGCGGCAGAGCATCCTCACTGGTAGCCAAGAACGTACTGGAAGAAATCGACGGCGGCAAGACCAGTAGCGGACGCAGTGCGAAGTTGTTGCGCCTTCCGGTTAAGGGCCAGACGGATATGTTTGGCGGGGTGCATTGATGCCAAACCGGATAATCAAAGAATCGATCTGCACCAGCGAGGAAATAGATTCCCTGGATGCGATGTGTGAAACCTTTTTCTATCGGCTGATGGTAAGTGTTGATGATTTTGGCCTGCTTGATGCCAGACCGGCGATAGTGAAAAGCAAATGCTATCCGTTGAAATCAATTGATAGCAAGTCAATTCAGGCGATGTTAGGCGTTTTAAACGATGCCGGGCTGATTTCTCTCTATCAGGTCGAGGGGAAACCCTATCTGCAAATCACATCATGGGCCAAACACCAGCAAATACGGGCGCAACGGGCTAAATTTCCTACCCCTGATATGGGGTCTGCTATCACTTGCAATCAATTGATAGCAAATGTCCCCGTAATCCAATCCAATCCAATCCAATCCGAATCCAATCCGAATCCAATCCCCTCGCCTTCGGCTTTGGTAAGTCAAGATCAAAACCATTCACAGTCGGCTTTGCCTCCTGTGGCCGATGTTGTTCCTTCACCTTTTCCTAAAGACAACCTCCCAAAAACTTTGATCGGAGAGATACGCGAGGGCAATTCCGAAACCGAGTTGCAAGCCGCTTGCCGTGAAACATGGGTGAGTTATGCCGGGGCGTATTTCGACCGATACGGCACAGAGCCGGTGCGTAATGCCAAGGTCAACGGGCAAGTGAAGCAGTTTGTACAGCGGATCGGGGCGCGTGAATCGCCTGACGTGGCGGCGTATTACCTCACCCATCACGATTCGTTCTACGTTCGCAAGCTGCATGATTTCGGCCTGTTGCTGGCAGACGCGGAGAAGATCAGAACCGAGTGGGCAACGGGCAGGAAGATAACGGGAACCAGGGCAAAACAGACTGAGCAAACC